GCTGATGATTCTCATCAATCCATTTCGCGCCAGCCAAATAGTTCTTCGCATCTTGCAAATCTGCTTGTCTCTCTTCCTCTATAATAGCTTTCCTCTCCGCATCAGTCCTCGCTCTTGCCACCCTCGGGATGTCTTCATACGTCCCATAACCACTCGGCTTCCCAATAGCTCTATTATACATATCCTGCGCCGTTAGCCGCAAATTCTTTGCGGCTCTCTCATAATCACCATCGAGATTATTTATCGCCTGGATGCCATGATACTCGGGAGTATTATAGTCTCTAACCTTATACGGCTGCCCATCAAGACGGAGCCTTGAAGTCAGAGTATTCAGCCCAGCATCCATATAGCTCTCCGCCACTCCTCTCCTCGTCGCTATATAGTGCCCATACCCAAATACTTGTGACCCCTCTCCCGTCCCACCCCGGCCTTCCTCAAACTCCCCCAGCGGATTTCCCTCCACCGGCTCAAACTTATGCCGCGAGCCATGCCACGCCCCAAACGCCGCCGGCCCAGGGGTCCGGAACAACCCCGTTCCCATCCCAGCAATCCCGCTGAGGCTCTCCAGCATCGCCTGCCTAGTCTCCGGCCCCTGCTCCCCAGCCATCCACCTCCGAAACGCCTCACCTCCCTGCAGAATCGGCGCCGCGATCACACGGGCCGGGAGGGAGCCATAATCCAACAGCCGCTGGTAGAGCGGCGCCTCCGGGTCATACCCCGGGACCATCTGTTCCATCCCCGGAAAATTCGCCCAGGCATGGGACAGCAGATTCCCGCCCAGAGCGGCATCCTGCCACGTCTCATAACTCGGCCGGTCACTCACTTCCCGACCCCTCGTATTGCCGCCGCCTTCCAGCCCCACTTGGCCGACTCCGGCCCGTCCCAACCGCCCCAGACCCTCCAATCCCCGCCAGCAAATCTGCCAGTGAAATCCCCTGCCCCGGTGTCATCGTCACCCCGCCGGGTGCCTCCACTCTCCCCAACTCCCCCGCCGCCAACGCAACCTTCGGAGCCGCAATCCGCGTCGCCGTGAACCTTGGAACTGCCGTCTTCCCGATCGCCTCCGCTACCTTAAACGGGTCATGATCGACCCTCTCCAGTCCCATCCCGCTCGGCACCATCTTCTGGATCATCGCCAGCGCCATCAGCTTCGACAGATCAAGGTTCTCCAGCCCCGGCAGCCCAAACTTCAGCCCCAACAACTCCGCTGGACTCTTCGGAATCAGCGAATTGCTTACCGAGAGGGCCGGCAGCGGGAGCGGAGCAACCCTCGTCACCGGCTCGCCGGTCTCTAGGCTCCCTGGCAGCCCCTCCGGCACACCTCCCGGCATCGGAGGTGCCGATGCCGTCGCCTCCCCACTCACCAGCCTCGCCACCTGATCCGACTGTCCCGGCGCCGCCAAACTCCCCCCAACTACCCGCGGGACATACGCCCTGGTCTCCGCTGACGGAATCTTATCCAGCCAGGCTCTCTCCGAAATCTCCCCCTTCCTCGGATCACCAAACCTTTTAATCCAGGCATCCACATTCCCCGGCCCAGCATTATACGCCGCACTCGCCAGCACCCAGTTATTATCATACTCCTTCAACATCGCCTTGGCGTATTCCGTCCCAACACGAGCCAGCTCATTCTCTGAAAACGGCTCCGTCGCTCCCCTAATTCCATACCCTGGATTCTTCGCCGTCTTCGGCATAACCTGCATCCGGCCCAGAGCCCCAGCCGGAGACTTCGACCTATCCGTCGTCTCTCCATGCGGTCCAATCGGCTCCGATTTCTCCCCCAGATCCCTAATCCGCAGAACAAACTCATCCTCCGGGCTATACCCTCCATGCATCCCCGTGATCATAGCATTCACATACCCCGGCACATTCAGCGGATTATACCGCCCCACTACCGGCGCATAGAAATCCGGGCTCCGGCTCGTCCCCTCCGGAAGATCCATCGCCAGCTGCAGCCAGCCACTCCGATCTTCCGGGTAAGACGCCGAGTAATCAGACATTCCCAACTACTCCCGGCACCCGCCGCTCCTGCGCCAGCGGGCTAACCCTCAAATACTTCCCCTCTCGAGTCGGGTCTTGCAGATACCACTCTCCATCCGGCGCCTTCCTCGCCCCAGGCACAGGGGCAGGCTCCTCGTCCTCTCCGTTCTCCTCCGGCTCCGGCGTCGCCCCTGGCGCCTTCTGGATCATCTGCTTATTCGCCTCGATTATCGGCAGCAGATGCGTATTCGTCGCCTCCTCCACCAGCTGTTCAATAACCTTCTGCACCATCGCAGGATCGAGCATAATCGCATCCGCAAGCGCCTTGAGCCGATCCGTCTGCGCCTCATACGCATCGATGTCTTGCTTCTGCGACCGATTCTGCAGCCGAATCCGATCCTGCCCCATCCTCTGCAGCGCGTCCCGCAGCGCGTTCGTCAGCGCGAGGTTGTGACTCATCAGTGTCTGCTCGTTCGGGCTCGGCCCCTGGCCTAGCGCCTGCGGCGGCACCATTCGCTTCAGCCGCTGCGCCGCTTCTTGTGCCTCCTTGAAGTCCATCGCCGACAGCAGCAGATCCCCAATCACCCCCGTCAGCGCGGGAGCCTGGGTCAATATCAGCGTCAGCGCCTGAACCGTCTCCTGCCGCCTCGTCCCGAACGCCGTCCCCGGCGCCGCCCTAATCTCATACCTCCCAATCGCCGGGTTAAAAATCCTCCTAACGATTTTCCCCTGCCGATCCAGCCTAACCGCCAGCGCCTGCACCGCCGACGGGTCAATCTCCAACTCGAAGCTGGAGCCGTCGTCCGCCTGGATCATCATCAGCCGTCTGGTGTCGTAGATCTTCGGCACCAGATCAATTATCTGTATCCCCGTAAACACCAGCGCGGTCTCATAGTTGTCCCGGAAGTGATAGGTCGCGGTGTCCCCCTGATCCATCCGTTCCTGGATCGCGCTCCCTGTCCGCTCATTCCCCATCATCCCCATTTGATTCTGGAATTGCCCGCTCACCATCATAATCTGGTTGAACGCAGTCTGCATCCCCAGCTCAAACGCCTGGCTTGGCGCCGGCGGCTCCATCCGCTTCGGCAGCGCCTCTGCCGGAATAGGATTCCCGTCATCATCCAGATGATTGAACGGCAGAAACGCGTTATTCGCCTGATTGGCGTTATTCCAATACCCCTGAAACTCATCAATCGCCGCAGCTGCCCCCGTCCACGGAGTCTTCGTTTGCAGCGCCACCACCTCTACCTGCGCGGATGCATTATAGTTATACATCCGCTGCCCATCCTTCATCGCCCTCGTATGCCCCTTCCGATCCATAATCCCATCAATGACCGTCTCCTCCCCCAGCACCCTAATCAGCGGGATATATCGCCCGGGCCATACCGTCTCATCAATAATCTGGTTCGCCGCGATCAGGAACCATTGAATCTCATAGTCCCAAACCCGCCGCCGCTTTGTCATCTTATCCGCGCGGACCTTCTCCCTCACCTCCGTCGGCAAATTCGATTCCCTCACCGTTTTCCGCTGTCCGCTCCCCGGGTCCACGAACGACAGCAGCCAATCCTCCTTTGGCACCTTCCGAAAATACTCACACACCCGAACATGACTCTTTGACAGCCAATCGTCGTCCCCACTCGCCACCCCCAGGGGATTGGTCCCGATAACGCTAATGAACTCCGGATACGCCTCCCGAAACTCATCCCTCGGGATATCATCAAACGCAAACGCAAACCGTGCGTCCGAGCCATTCCGCTGCAGAATATCCGGGTCCATATAGATCGACAGTGGGTCCTTCACCGGCAGAATAACAATCTCTTGGTCAAACGTATTCTCATCCACATACCGGGTCACCAGCCTCCACCAGCCAATCCCGCCATACACCTGAAATTCCCTCGCCTGCGCATACGCCAGCTGGGCCTGAGAGTTGTATTGAATATCCCCCAGCAGGTCTTTGTAAACTTGCGCGGACTCATAACTCGCCCCGCCGCTGGTCGGCAGAACCGTCACCTCAGCCTTATTCCTCTTCGCGTCATTGATGATCTGGAGGTTATGCTGCCTAATGATATTCATCGTCAGACACGGCTTGGAGTCCACATCCCGGGAACGCCGGATAGCATTCGGCCACTGATACCCGTTATCCGCGTCCCCATACGAGAACTTCATATCCTCAATAAATCTCTCCCGGCTCGCCGCCTCCCATTCCATACACCTCTGAAACCGCATCTTCGCCTCATCAACGATCGGGTCCCCCGTCGAGCCAACTCCCTGCTCCACGAGGTCAATCGTGTCAACCGCGGTCTCATACGTCGGACTAGAGGTGAATCGAACATCAGACATCAGAGGGCTTGCCATCCCTGATTAGGATGATCATCCAGGAACCGATTCGCCACTTTCGCCAGCGTCTCACCCAGCCTATTCTTCGGCTTTCGAGTCGTGAGGCTCTGCGCCAGCGTCATAAACGCATCCGCACCATTCGAGTTTTCATCATGTAGCGGCTCTTCACTCAGCTGCCCATCGACCACTCTATACCGATAGTGCCGGAGCCGACTGAGGCCGTCGCTGCAGTTCCGCTCGTCGAACCAGCAGTTCGGGAAGATAATCCTCGCCGCGTTGATAGCGTTGACTTTCTGATTAATTCTGGGAACAACTCTAACTGAACTATAGGCTCCCCGGACCATTTGCTCGATACTCCGGCTTTGTCCGAGCCGTTTATGCTTCGCATCGTGGGGGAGCCAATGGGTGCCATACGTATACTCCCGAGCCGAGAGAGCCCGCAGATAATACTGAATGTCCTCCTGCGAGTCTTCGAAATACTCCAGGATCCGATACTGCATCGCGACTCTTTGGGCAAACCAGATCGAGGTCATATCTCGCCGACCCAGATCCCAGAACGTATCCACCGGCGTCTCATGGTCCCACGGAACCCGACAGATCCGGCCCTCAGCCGTCGTCCGCTGGATCTCCTTCGCAAAGACCGCGCCCTCGAGGACCTGCCGCGTAAACCCTTCCCAGACATTCAGATAGGCGTCATAATCCCGGCTCTTCAGATCCTCCATCTCCCGCCGCAAGACATCTGGGAACCAGGGATTGTCCCGCCACGTCATCTTGCAGACAATGGAATCCTCTGACGGGTTGAGGACAAATCTTTGATAGGTGTAATCCGTCTCCAGCTCTGGGTTGAACGTCAGCCAGATCTCCGAGTCCTCCTTCCTTATCGTCGGGATAAGGATCTCCCAACTCGTCCGACTGACCTTATTCGCCTCCTCGACCCAGCAGTAGTCAATCCCCTCGTAAGACTTAATCCGGGAGGTGTTGTTCCGGATACCCTCGAAGGCAAAGCTGGTCTGCCCGCCCGGCACGGCCCCTGGTCGACTCACAATCCTCGCTGCCTGAACCTCATAGACATGCTCCAGGCCCAGCGCGACGATCTGATCACTCAGCAGTTTGTGCACCGAGTCCGCGATCGAATTCTGGAATTCCCGGGCGCACAGAAACCTCTTCGGCACGTTCGCCCCAATAATCAGGGCAGCGCGAGCGCATCCCCAGCTCCTGCCGGCTCCCCGTCCCCCGTAGAGCACCTTATGCCGTTTC